TGAGGGGTGAATGAGAAGCTGGCCAGTCCGGCTGAGCTTATAGACCGCATCGCCGATCTTCTCGCCGCCAATCACGTTTTGGACGGTGATATTGATCTCGCCTCCTGGTTGGGCTTGACCGCCTCCGAGCATGTCCTGCCACGGTTCTGCAGGCGTACCGGCCGGCTCATTGGAATCAGCTTGCCGCCTCGAGCGTGCGGGCGCCGCAAGTTCGTAGCTCATCGGCGGAAGCGCATCCATGGCTCGGATGTTTTCGAGCATGGGCGAAGTTTGTGGCATGGAGACAATTCCGACTTCCTTGACGCTTTCCAAAAACCGCATCAGCTCGACGTTCTGCTTCGGCGACAGGACGCGCTCGCCGCGCTGCAATAGGTAGGTGGTTTCCGCTGGGACATAATCGAGCCCGCCGTGCGCCGCGGGAGCCTGTTGAGAGGAAATGTGCGCGACGTTCGCGATACCCGCCGCGATAGCCGCAGCGGCAGCGGCAACAGCGAGCACGGGCCCGACGTATGGAATTCCCGCCATGGCGTTATATGCCGCGGTCGCCGACGAGTACGTGTTGATGATCGTTTGCGCGATGGAGAGCGCTTTGAAAGCCGCGAAACCTTTCTTTCCGAAAGCCAGGGCGGCAGTCGCCATGTTGCCAAAGATCGTGCTGACACCTTGCGCGATCTGACCGGAGAGTTGAACCATTCGAAGCGCGTGCCCCCTGTAGGCTAGCGTGGTCATTTCCAAAGCCTGCTCTTCCGTCTGGGCGATCTTCGCAATGTTCTTTTGTTGAGCTGCGTATCGCTGATTCTCAGCCTCGATTTCCGCGCCGTAGCCGGTCATCGAGTCAATCTGTAACTGGTCACGCAAAGCTTTCACCTGCTCACTGTATTGAGCTTCGATCTCGTAAAGTTGCTGGAAATAATTTCGGTGCGCCTCGGCGGAAATCCGGAGAGATTCTTCCTCGCTGATGTAGAGCTTGCTGATGAGTGCCGCTTGCTTCTCGTAGGCTTCCTGAGCGGCGGCGATTTGCGCGCCCTTCCCCGTCTGTCCGGCATTCATGATTTGCCGCTCAACCTCAGTCGCCTCCTGCGCATATTTAGCGCTCAACTCACCCAGCTTGGCGTAATAATTTTCCTGCGCCTGACCCTGCATATCCAACCGCTCATCCGAGCCAATTTTCAACTGATCGATGTCCGCAAGGATCTTCTGAAACGCATCGTAGGCCGCAGACCTTTCCTTGGCCCAGCCGCTTTGGCCGTCTTCGAAAAGGCGCGCCTGGACTTCGCGAATGCGGTTGATGTTGCTGATGATGTCGGCGGTGTTGTCCTTTGGAGCCGGAGGCAAAACGATGCCGTTGCCCTTTTGCTTCGTCTCGGTGGTGTGTGTCGCTTGGGTGTTGATATTCCCAAACGCGTGAAGGTCCGGCGCTTCAGTTTTACTCAGAGCGTCCGTGACGGATTTCCAATCTTCTTTGACCTGTGTCGCCGCGTTCCTGACCCCGGTCTTGAACTGCTCGACGTTATTCCGCAAGTCATCGTTGAACTTGTCCCATAGCGTTTCCGCAGTGGAAAAATTACCCATGACAAGCTCAAGCATTGCCGCTGAGAGTGTGCCCATCCCCTCGCCAACGAGTTTGAAACCGTCAATGATCGTTGAGACGAGGTTGCCAACAAAGTCGCCGATGATCCGCAGAACTCCATAGAGCGCCTGAAGGTCTGCAATAATCGCCTTGGCTGCGAAGCCGACTATCTTGAGCGCGTCCGCGAGCGTGTGCGCAGCTCCTTCAAAAACGCCCGAGCTTCGAGCATCAAGCAAAAGCCCTTGAGAAATCTCGACCAGCATCGGGAGGAACTCGCCGAAGGCAACGCGGATTACTCCACGCATGGCCGCGCCGAGCTTTGCCATGTTGGAATTGAACTCGTCGGCATCTTGAGCTGTCTTGCTCGAAATTGTCTGACCCAACTCGTCAGCCTCCCGTTCCAGGTCGCGAATGCCAGCGGCGCCAGCGTTCAAAATTGGAATCAGGTCGAGGCCGGATTTGCCGAACAGCTTCAGCGAGGCCGCGGTCTTGCCCGCGCCGTCTTCAGCCTTTGCGAATCGCTCAGCCAGCTCGATGAAGACGTCATGCGTGTTGCGCGCCTTGCCTGTGGCATCGGAAAAGGCCACGCCGAGCGCCCGGAATGTGGCGATAGACTCCTGGTTTCCCGCGACAGCATCGGTGATTTCCTTACTGAGAGTCTTTATCCCCGAGGTGAGCGCCTCTTGCTCGACATTCGCAGTGCCGGCCGCATATCCCAGCCGGGTGAATTCCTCAGTTGTTAGGCCGACCTTTTGAGCGGTTTTACCCGCCTCGTCCGCAACGTTGATGAAGTGCTTGCCGGCGACGGCTAAAGCGGTGGCCGCGGCGGCTCCGATCGTGGCGAGAGCAGGCGCAACTTGGGTGACTCGCTTCTCGAAGTCCGCGAGATTGGTAATCGACCCAGTGAAGCCTTCTTTGGTTTCATCGAGAGCCCGGATTACGATCTTGACGATATTGGTTGGCATTGGTCACGTCACCTTTGTGAGTCTCGCTCATCCTGATCAGTCCCAATTCGGGCGATTGCCAGGTTTAACTTCAGCTCCAGAGGAGAGCCCGCGAGAACCTCAGTTGGAAGCTGGCCGTAGAGCTTCGCTAGACGGTGGATTGACACCATCAGGGGCTTGTTCTTCAGGAAACAACTTTGCCGCTTTTGCGGCCTCCTTCCCTACGCCAGACAATTCGTTGACAGTTTTCCAAATCGCATTGGAATCGGCCTGATCAACCTCGTAGACGGTGATTTCCCCGGGTTCGAGGTCATCGAGTTCCTTGTCAACGATTTTGACCTGAGTGCCATCCGGCAGCCGGAGCCTTGAGCAGGCGCGGGTCAATGCCAACTTTACGGTCTTGATTCCAAATGCGACGTGCTTCGCTTCTGTTTTTGGATTGGCCTTTAGCTTCTGTTCTTCAAGCTCCGTTTTGACCTCCGCTTTTTCAGCTACGGAAAGCACGTCTGGAATTTGACCGGCCTCGGCATAGTCCAAAGACGTTAGCCTCCGCACGGTGCAGAACGCTCCAGATGGCAATTGAATTGTGCGGCGGGTTTCCATCTTACGCGGTGGCAACCGAGTTGTGCAGCACAAGCGAGAACTCATTATCGCTCGACGGCGAGCTTTGCGCCCAGATTTCCCCGGCCAAAGCGACCTTGATCGGCCCCTTGTCCTTGACGCCGGGGTCCTCGCCGGTTAGGTAGGTCACCGGAGCGGTGCCGACGAGAGAATAGACGCTGGTCCCAAGAACAGCCGTGCTAGTCCACGAGAACACAAGCGCGAGAGAGGTTTGATTGAGGTAGTAGGCGTATTCGGTATTGGACTCGAATTCCGCTGTGCCTTTCCATGAGCCGACACGTTCACCTTTGCGCCCGAGCCCCTTGACGATTTGCGAGCCGAGCTTGTATCGATCCGTGTTCAGCGCGTTGTCGAGAGAGAACTCGAAGTCCTCGAAGGCAACCGCAGAACCGTTGAGGGTTGCCGCAAATTGAATATAGTCCGCGGCGATCAGCGCAGAGCCTCCAAAGGTCGGTGTAGCAATCGCGGCTTGATCCCAGTCTTGGCCGACGATGTCACAAGTCAATATGGCCATGTCTTCCATCTTCTGAGCGAGGGTCAGCTTATTGACCTGACAGCCCTTGTAGCGAAACATGGTCGAGCCGCCAATGCTCGCCGCGTCGCGATTGACAACGACGGTCAAGCCGGTCGGGAGCGCCTTCGCGAGAGAAAACGTGTGCGCGTAGTGGCCGCTCTCAACGGTGGCCGTCGAGACGGAGCCCATCGATTCCGTGAACAGTTTTTCCAGGCCGTTGAAAAAGAACTGCGACGAAAAGGATCCGGCTACGGATTTCTTGCCTTCCACGCGACCGAAGCGGGAGACGCCGCGCAAAGAGGATTTGGCAACCTTGCCCTTCTTCCCTTTGATGCTTTCCTCCATTAGCTCGATGAAGTCAGTCGCCGCAACGGCGGTGCCGAATGTGGACTCGCGCCCGTAACCGAGCCAAGAATTATAACCAAAAGCTACGCTCATGCTTCCTCACTTTCTGTCGCCTTGACCGGCGCAGGGGATTTTTCGAGAGTTTCTAAATATTCCCGAGCCTTTTTCTCGGCTGCGATATCAGCTTTGACTGCCGCCTCGATTTCTTTGTCCACCTCCCAGGCGTCGGGGGCTTGAGAGTAAAGATTCTTGGCGACCTCGGGCGGGAGTTCAAACGCCTCGCCCAGCTCAAACGGATATTCGCGGCCCGTATGCGGGTCCAGGACTCGACCGTCCGAGAGGTGGCCCTTGTAAGTTACTGAGGTGGTTTTCATCCGTTATATGGGTCAAAATTGCGAGTGCGATACTTGATTATCAGCTTAACGTCAGCGCCAGAGACAATCTTGTTGCCTTGTTCGAATCCCAACGCGTCGGAGTCATCCGGCGGAGGCTTGGGATAAGTCGTGAGAGCCAGGCCGCTCCACTTACGGTCAACGCCAACCATTTTCCAGACATCCGCGACAGCCTTGCGAGTCCATTGCGCAACGTTCGTGCCGGGTTCACCGGTGATCTTGAGCCAAACCTCAAGGTCGTGCTCCTGGACATTTGAAACGTGTTGAATCGTCTGACATTTGGGGTCAATAAACTCAACACAAGGCAGCTCGCTGGCTTGCAGGTCCTGTGTGAGCCACTCAAAAACGTGAGCACCAATTTCAGTCTCGTAGCCATTCGAAAGCCG